CTGCGGCCAGGGACATGGCCCCGCCCGAGAGCATGGTGGTGCCGGGGAGTTGGGTCGCAAGTAACCCGGTGACGGCGTTCATGCCGGGTATTTTCGACAACATTGAGCCCGGCTGCACAAGGCTGGATAGGCTCGACAGGTTGAACCCGCCACCCCCTCCACCGGCAGCAGAAGCCAAAGCGCTGCCAGGGCCAAACAGCGAACTGGACACCACGGCACTAATCCGCACTACAATGGGCCGCGTAATCGCCAGGTGCATCAGCTCTGCGAGCATCTGCCGGAACATGGTCTTGAACCCATCCAAGGCGGTCTTGCTGCCGTCCAAAAAGCTCTCCCAGACCCCCGCAAATGCCTCGTCTAGTCGGGCCGTCGCGTTCTCCCAGGCTTTGCGAAAATCGCGGAGCACCGGGTCGTTGGCCACCAGAAACGCTTCCCGGTACCTGGCAGCCATTTGCGCGAACTCTTGCTCAACCTGGTCCGCGGTCTTTTTACCGTCGGCTACCAGAGCCGCGTTGGCGTCTTCCCACTCCCGACGAAAGTCTCGAATCTTGTCCTCAAGATTCTCGAACATCTCTACGTAGGGGTTGTCTACGGACAGCGCGCGAATCTGTCGCTCGAACTTCTCCATCGCCAAGATGGGCGCGGTCTCATATTTTTTGCGCAGCTCCGCCTGGCGGCGTTCTGAAGCTTCAAGGATTGCGGTCTTCCTGGCCTCAAATTCTTCGGTTTCGCCAAGGGCAAACCGCTGCTGCTCAATAAGCGCCTGGGCCTTCGCCCTCTCTGCGGCGATTTGGTACTCCATCGAGCCCCGGGCCTTCGCGCCAACAAAATCATAATATGCAGTGGCCGCCTGCTCCAGCTCCTGATACGCACGCTTTTGCGCCTCAAGAATCCTGCTTTGACGCTCAGCCTCAATGGCCGCCAACATCTCGTCCTGTTGGCGTTTCGGCAGGGCCAGCGTAGATATTTGTGACGCCACCTCCTGAGCGTCGCGGTTAATCTTAGCTATCTGGGAATCCAAGCTCTCTGCCGTCTTGGCCCCGACATACTGATAGTATTTATCCCAGATAGCCTCGCGCTCTCTTGCGGCCTTAGCATTGGCCCGAGTCACGTCATCGAGCCGCTGTTTTTCCAGCTCGGCGAGCTCTTGCAATCTCCGGCTATCTATTTCGTCGCTTAACGTGGGTGCCTGCTCTAAGAGCCTGTTATACTTCTCATTGATCGCATGTTTCTTGCGTTCATAATCTGAAAGCAGCTCAAGCTTGGCTTTTTCTACGCCTTCGATAAGCTTTAAGCCCCGGGATGCTGCTTCAGCATCCTCGTTTAACCGCTGAACCCAGGAATCAGTATAAACCGAAAAATCTTGCTGTTTCGGCTGTTTCGCTGCGCGCAGTTTCCGCAATGCGGGAAACAAGCCGTAAACTAGCGCGGCAGAAGTCGGCCAAAAGGTGGCAGTATCCGAATCAAAAAACTTTTCTAAAAACGTCTCGCTGCGCGGAGCGCCTGTTTGCAGGCCTTTTTGCAGTCGCTCAAGCGCCGCAGCTATGGCGTTTATGCTATTTACGATGAGCTTGGTGTTGACGAAACCGTCCGCAAAGGCTTTCCACGCGTTAGAGAGCCTGTTTACTGCGCCGGTCCAGGTGTCAAATGCGGCCGACTTTCCTGCAACGTCGTACGTCGATTTGAGGCCCTCGCCCAAAGCGCGAACCGCTCTGTCGGCGTCAAGGCCCGCCTCCACCATGCGGAAGAGCTCAGATACAGTGACGCCAAGCCCCTTGGCCATTGCACCCAGCGCCATGGGAAGAACGTCCCCGAGTTGCTGGCGCAATTCTTCCATGGTGACTTTGCCCTTGCCGAACATCTGCGCCAAAGCAGAATAGGCCCGGGTGACATTACCGGCCTCTAGTCCCAGCACTGCTGCGGCTGCAGAAACGCCTTCGAAACCAACCCTTGCAGCCTCAAGTGAACCGCCACTCGATCTGACGGCGGCCGCCAGCCGAAGCCAAGCTTGCTGCGCGCCAACCATCTCTTGCCCGTAGTCCTTGGCCACCTTGGCGGCGAAAGACATTTCCCTGGCGGCAACGGGGCCAAAAACGGCGGAGAAAGATAGTCGTAACCGGTCAAGATCTAGCGCCGCCGAGACCAAACTTCGGACGGCCCCAGTAAACACAGACACCGCCTGAAGCGCTGCGCCTATTGCTAAGCCGGCAAACACCATCCGGACAGTGGTTGCAAAATCTATCAGCCGCTCGTTGGCCTGGCCCATCTGATTCGCCGCCGCAGCTATGGCCTCAGACGACAGGCCCATTTGCGCTGCCAGCGCCCCCATCTCCCGAGCACTTAGTCCGGCGTTGCTGGCCAGAGTAACCAAGGCAGAAGACTGCCGACGGATGGCGTCCATCTTCTCGGCTTTTTCAACCAGCGTGGCTACCGATTGGGCACTTAGCCCGGCAGCCAAGCCAACCTCTCGCAGCTCGCTCGCGGCATCAGCGAGTCCGCCTTTGGCGAGCTGCGCTTTGGCCATCTGGATAGATGACGCCATTTGGTTGAGGCTCTTGGCCAGGGCTGTCGTCGCTTGCCCGCCGGCGGTCTGTGACATGACGCCCAACTCTGCGGCGAGATTGCGCGCAGCCACAGCAGATAAATTAGCCGCAGACGTCAAACGCTGGAGCGCACGCTCCTGCTCGTTGACCGATATCGTACTCGCTACCCTGTCCAGGAACCTCTGATACTTTTCCGTGGCACCAGGTAACTTTGTGGCGAGGTTTTCTACGGCCGCCCGAACGCCTTGAACTCCAGCGCTCGCTTTAGAAGAGAAAAATTCTAGGGAGGCAAACGCGTTGTTGACGGCGTTAAGCTGCCTGGAAATTAAATCAGACCGTATGGCGCCGCCAAAGGCCGCATTAATCTCTTTGGCCGCTTGCGAAACCTGCTTTTTCGCCTCGGCCATGTCTGCCTTGAGCTGCGATATATCACCGCGGATCTCAACGTAAATCCCAGATAGCTTCATACGTTCCCACCACTAAATAGAGCCGCCAATGGCGGCTCTGTCATTTGCGATGTATCGCAGCGAGCGCCGCCCGCTCCATCCGCTTCCAACACCAATACAAGTCGGCCTGTTCCTCTTTGTCCGTGATGCCATGAACATCAAAAATAAACGGCATCACATTATAATCTAATCCAACAGGACCAGACATACTACACCGCCACTGTGTGGCCAAGTCTTCTGCAAATATCGCCACCGCCTTTGCGTTATCCTCGTATATCGGCAGCTTCGCGTGCCCGACGGCCTCGTCTATTATTTCGCGGGGAAGCACCTTTGCCAAAAAGCTCGAATCGTCAAGCTTGGGAGCGAAGAGTGCCTCCGCCGCGTCTACGAGTTTTTTTCACGCTGCCCTAGCACAAGAGCAGCATATCCAAGCACCAACTCCGAAAAAGCCAAGGGGTAGTAATCCAGGAACTTTCGTAAAGCTTCCGGCGAAAACGGCTCGCTAAAATCAGACCAACCCGACAAGAACCGAGACACAATAGCCACCTCGTCCTTATTTGGGTTCTCCGCTGCGGCCTCGTTAAGAAGCTCTTGGATTGCCTTTTTGGGCAAGTATCGAAACTCAAACTTCGCCTTGGCCTTTTCCTTGCCAGGAACAGTAATATCTAGCTCTCCGGAAAAGGTGCCGTTCAACTCAACAAAAAACATCAGACCCTCCTATTGTGTTAAACATTACGAAGCATAGTATGTAGGAAGACCATTAATCGTGATGACCGACTGAGTCGTCACCTTATCTAAGGCGTTCCCGCCGGGCAACATGGTACAGCCTACATACCCAGCGAACAGAATCAGCTTTCCGCTATCTCCAAACTGAATCTTGAACGCACGCTTCAACTGGTTGTCGGAAGCGTACTTCATCGCAAGAAGTCCCGGGTCGCTGGCGTCCCACAAGTTTTCCATGGAAAACGAAATCGCAGAAGGAAGTCCCGGAACCTGGCTTCGCTGGTTGTCATGAATGGTCGTAGTGTCAATGAAATCAAACTCACCACCAGACGCCGTAAGGTTTGTCGCCGTAGTAATCGATGTACCAAACGACACCAGCCCTGCAGAGCCGGACACAAAATCATCAAACAAAGACGAATCGATTCCTTCCAGCTGAAACGTATCCGTGGTTGTAGACCCAACGCGCGCAACGCGGTCGGAAAGCTGGCGCATGCCGCGCACATCCAAAAATACGTATGCGCCGGTTGTAAACCCGTGTGCGGAACACGTAACCACCGCGGGGTTAGCCTTTGTAATAGAAGTAATAGTCTTTGGAACAATGTTGTTGCTCTGCATCTGAATCCGTACATTTTTCCAAACCAAAACCGCAGGCATGGCTAGACCTCCCTATGAAAACCAAGTGAAAACACAACAACGTGCTGGTACACTTCTTCGTCATACAATACTTCAGAAGAAACCAGCTCCACAATACCAACAACATCTAGCGAAGATGGGGTAACCTCTACACCATCCAACGCAAGCGCGATCTGGTCGCCAAGAGCCACAGCCTCGGCAGCACCAGACGAAAAAGCGCGGGCCAAAATGGTGACATCCAAAAATTCATGACGCAGGTTGCGCACGGCATCAAAGCTTGGCTCATACACAACAAACGGCATCGCAGCCCCGGTCGGCGCTACCAACGGATAAATACGACCAGACACCTGAACACCAACAGCGGCGGTCAAGCGCTGGTACACCACGGATAGAATAGACGCCATCATATCGCGTTCACCGTCTCTCTTCCTGCGAACCGACGGATCGCAACTTGGACGCCGTGCGTTTTCGCCTGCCGCAGGAAAAACCGGCCCTGAACCCAAGACCCGTCACGGGCGCGATGCCCCAGCTCAACCAGGTGTGCATGATAGCCTTTGTACCCCTTGCCACCAGAAGCGATAACGATCCAACCCCCGTCAGGAAACTTAGACTTCCTGATACGAATAGACCGCCGCAGGTTACCTGTGCGATCTGTAAAGGCCGTCGTACGCTTCGCCTCGAGAAACACCTCGTCCGCTATCGGCTGCAGCAAAACATCTATAGATAGCTGCAACTTTTTCGTCGCCTCTTGTATGGCCCGGTGCAGCTCGGCGTCTGCTGTCCTGGCAACAACATGTATCATTGCCTGGCCTCCGCTATGATTTCAAGCTCTTTGCCAGAGCCATATAAGTCTACGACGCTCACTATATCATACACCACACCACGCCAGCGCAGCCTACAACCAGCGGGAAGCACCAACGGCACGCGGGCATAAAACCGAACCGGGGCCCGCATTGTCTCCCTGCCGTTCGCCAGCAGCTCTTTCCCTGTCATCGGCCGCACTGCAGCCCGAAATGTGCCGGCGGCAACCCAAACATCAGACGGTTCGCCAAACGTACCTGCCCCAGCTTGCCTGGTCTCTATCGTCACCACGTGGCGCAGGTCTCCAGCCCGGAACCGAAACGACATCCCTAATCCCCCAGCACCGTGTACCGGTCAAGCAGGCTATCAGCAAACGCCCGAGACAACTCCATAACCGTCAACATTTGCGGGCCAACAACAACCGCCTCCCGCTGCGAATACAGCGTGCCCACCCGAACAAGCAGCCACTGCTTAAGCGCGGCAGGAAGCGTTGCAGCAGACCACCCCGCCAGATACCGCACAACAACACGCACAGTACCTGGCGGGATGGCCGAATCTTTTAACACCACAAAATCCAACACATCAGAAGGCTGATATAGCGTATATTTATCAGCCGGAACCAGAGTTGCCACGTCGTCTAAATCATAGGCCGTTACGGACACTATTGCCTGCACAGGCCCTTGCCGCAGATACAAATACGCAGGGAAAACGGTGCCAATATAGGTGATCTCAAGCGTTTGAACCGCCCAAGACCGCCTCGTAATGTTCTCCCCGTGCTGCCTGGCAGCAGAGATCAGCATCTGCAGCAAAGCGTCGTCCTGGTCATGCTCCACGACACAGTGCCGCTTCGCTTCTGCTAGCGTCACAGGCTCTTGTGTCGGCTCAACAATAGACCGCAACGTCACCACCATGACTAGGCGTCCTTCTTCTTTTTCTTCTCGTCTACCGGCTCCGCGAGCCCGGCGGCCAAAGCATAATCACACGCCGGAGCAGGAACGTCCTGCTCACCAGGCTCGAAGACAGTAGGCGAAACACCGTCCAAGTAATACTCGAACCGTTCTAATACTTTCAGCTTCATACATCACCACCATTAAGCCGCAGCACATTTAAACAGCTTCACCGCGCCGCCAACGTCCATGTAATTACCGCCAGAGCGAAGGAACGCCAAGAAACCAACCTGACCGCTCTTCGCGAAAGCCGAATCATCAAAGCGGTAATACGTAATACTCATCACATCGCGAATCACATACTTCGATAAATCACCAAACGCAATGGCCTTTGCGTTGGCAGCCAAGCCGGGCACATCCTGGTTGACCACATACTGGTAACCAAGGAACGTATCCGGCTCACGAACCGCCACGCCAGGAAGCCACAAAGGCCGGTTCTGTGAATCCACCAGCTTCTTCAGCGCCTTCAGCGTCGAATCAGCAAACATCCATTTTGCGTTGCGACGATAGGCGGGATCAACCGAATGCTCTAGATCAACCAGCTCTGCATACGTCACCGCGTTAGTCGCCGCGCCCGTCACGCCAACATCAGCAGCGGTCAACAAACCTGTTGGCTGAGATGTGCCAGAGCCGGTGGTGAAGTGCAGGTTAGTGATGCGGCCAAGCCGCTCCGCCAGCTGGCGAACGATAAACCCTTCCATATCAATGGAGGTGTCTTGCAACAGCTCAATGGGCACGGTGACCACTTTCGAGCTGTACTTATACACCGGAAGGGCCTTCGTACCAAACGACGGGTCGGCGTTGCTGGCTGCGGCGTTTTCTGCCAAAATTTCGCCCAAAACCGCGGTGTTATCCGTTGTCGGCCAGCTCATAGGATTACCCGACGCCGTCCTAATGACCGTAGCCGCCTCGCGCATCCCGCCGTACTCTTTCAAAGCCTCGATAAGCGTAGATGCCACCTCAGAGTCGACAGTATAGCCGCCCTCTGCCGGCGTAGTCGTAGACATGGCGTTCCGCACCTGGAACCAATCCTCAGAAGTGAGCCCGCGGTCTCCATTGCGCAACCATTTGGCAAAGATCTCTCTGCCAGACCGCTGCGCGGCCTCCTGCACACGCTCCGCGGCTACCTGTTGCGCAGCCAACTCAAGCGCGCGCTGTTCCCGGGCAATACGATCCTCGACAGCCGAGATGCTCTGCTCGATCTCGTCCAGACGTTTCCGCTGCTCGTCGCTCAACGCGCCAGAAGTAGAATCAAGAATGTTCCGATACTCACGCACATACGCTGTGCGCTCCTCACGCAAAGCCTGAATAGACATAAGACCTCCTAAAGTTCCAGCAGCCGAAGCCGCCGCTCCATTTTTTCCCGCACCGCAGCCAAATCGGCTTCCAAAGACTCGCCAACGGCCGGAGCATTCCGATACACCGATAAGTCCCACGAAGCCGCAACACTTGCGTCCTCGATTGCGACCAACGCATCTACGAAACCGTGGTGAACCGCTTCTTCTGCGGTGAACCAGGTCTCCTCATCCATCCATGCACGGATCTGCGCTATATCCACCTTGGCCTTCCTGCCATACTCCTTGGCCAAAACGTCATCCACCTGGGACAGAAGAGCCGAAACCTTCGCCAGCTCCGCCCGGTCCCCAATAGCCACGGTCCATGCATTGTGGATCATGAAAAACGAACCAGGAGAAATGACAGACCTGTCCGCTGCAACCGCTAAATGCGTCGCAGCAGACAAACACCAGCCGTTGATCTCCGCAAGGACTTCTCCCGAATAGCGCCGCATTGCGTCTACCATGGCGCGGGCCGTAAAGACATCACCACCAGGGCTGTTGATTCTCAGCACAACCGGCCGGCCATCCAACGAATCTAGCGCCGAGGCAAAAGCATAGTCCGTGATGCCATCCGACCCAATCTGCCCATACAGATACAACACCGCGGCCTCGTCAGCCGCCGCGCCCGCCCGGCACTCAACTCGCAGCTGCCCTTTCCAGCTATTCCGCACCATCGTCAGCTCCTTCTGCCTCATCATTGGCCCCCAAATCCCTGGTCATGGGCCGCAGCAGCTCATCGCCACCAGGAACCGGCGGCAAGCCCTCCGCAGCCCGGATTTCATTCACCGTCATCAAGCCCGGCTCTTGGATCGAACCACGCATGACCCGGTAGTATTCACTCCGCGTCTTCGTGTCGCCGCGGGTTAGCTCCGTCTCGTCAAACTCTGCAACGAAATCAGAGCCGGAAAACAACTTTACGTCTATCTCTTCCTCTAGGGCGGTAAAGTGATCGTTGAGGGTAAACATGACAAACCACCTCGCCATCTGCTCCACGCCAGAGCCCCACGAGGTCGTCTTGTCTGTTTCTCCTATCATTACCGGGGGCACGCCGAAAAACCTGGCGATGTCGACCACGCTAAACTGTCTGGCTTCCAACAGCTGGGCGTCGTCCGCGCTCAAACTCAACGTCTTTACATCGCCGCCCTCGGTAAGGATCAGCGGCCGGTGGTGGTTGCCGGCGCCAGAATAACGAGCCTCTAGCGACTCACGAAGGCGCTCCTGGGCATCCGGTGTGAGCCGCTGCGGGTACGTCAGAGCCACCTGTGTCATAAGCCCGTTGGCAAACAACGAGCTTGAACTCTCTTCCGCCGACAGCGCCAGACCTATGGCCCGAGCACCAGCCCGTAGCGTAGATAGCCCACGCTTTCCGTCCCAACCCAAATTAGGCACGTGGAGAATGTCGTCGCGGTCCACCATTGTCGACCCGCCATCATCCCACGTCACAGAATAGTACAAGCGAAACCGGTCAACACCAAGACGCTTGTCTAACCCCAACTCCCATGCCTGATACGGCGTTACGCGCTGGGGATTCAACGGAACAAGGCCGGTGGCGCGGCCAGAAGGTGCCCTAAGAATCGCAGCGTATGCATTGCCATGCAGTAGCTTGGCCTCCATCATCGTCCGCCAGAACGTCGCTGCGGTCATATACTCATTAGGCCGTCGTGCCAACAGCCGATAGTACGGATGCCTCTCTGGCACCAGCCCAGAATCAGACTGCCGATATATCTTGATCCGAGCCGAAGCGACAGCTCCGGCCACAAGACGAACGCAGGCAAATACAGCGCTGCAACGCATCGCGGCACCCTGGGAGCTCACGCTCACAGTGCCTACAGACGGCACAGCCTCAAGCAACGATGCCACAGACCCAGCACCAAGAGCGCGAACCTCGTTCAGCTCTCTTCGTATCTGGTCCAGCTCGTCACGTAATGAATCTTTTTTCCACCATGCCACGGCAGCCCCCAATGCTGGCCCAATGTCAAACGAGAAAGCAAAAATGTCAAGCGGCAAGGACAAAAAAATCAAAAAACGCTATAGCTCCACAAAGGCCTGCTCTGCAACATCTTTTGTGGTTGCCTTCGCGCGGCCAAGGGCCATCAGCAGAGCCACAATAGGGTCTATCTTTTGCTCTACCTTTGGCTTTGTTGGATAATACAGCTTGCTCTGTGCCTGCCGCAACACCACGTTTGATGCCGCCCAGGCCAGAACCGGGTCGCCGTTGTGGAGCAAGTTGCCTGTCAGATATTCCGCTTCAAACTCTTTCATCGGCTCGCTGAGCGCTGTAGCGGTCTGCAACATCTCCACCACAGGACAAGACACATGCTCACGTACCCGCTGCATGAGATACTCCGCTTCACGCGGGTCGTACACTATCTCTTGCACAGACAGCATAGAATACAAATCGCGCAAATCCCGCAACAAAAACTCATAGTCTGTCCGCGCTCCAGGGGTCTGTGTAAGCCACCCGTCTAACACCCACCGCTGGTAGTGCGTGTTTTGCTTTTGCTGGACCGTCTCTTCAGGCAGGTAGTATTTACCAAACACATACCACCTGGCCTGATGGTATATCAAAACCATCATCGCAGTCAGGTCCACCTTGGACGCCAAATCAATGCCAATCCAAGCAGGCGAGCCCGCAAAATCCTCTATGCGCAGCAACCGGTCCGCGTTTTCATTCCACCGCGCCATATTGATCCACGCGGTCCCTGTATTACACCACAAATTCAGGTGCTTCGTCTTTACCTGGTTCTGGACAGCGGTCCGCTGTACCGCTTCCTCAAGCTTCCCGCGCAAATAGTCCTCGAACACCGACACCCCATAATTGGGGTTTGCCTTGATCCACGTATTAAAGTCCGTCCAATCGTCCTCAGGGTCCGCGCCATAGAGCAAGGCAAAAAACCGGTCGTTGACAAAGTTCCCCTCAAGCACGGCGCACGCATAGTCATACAGCTCTTTGCACGGACTCGAAATGTCAACGCCCGCCGTGGTAATAATAAACTGCAGGGGCTCCTGTCGTGCTCCCATACCAGTATCCATCGCGTCTACCTGCTCAGACGTCTTGTGCTCATGGTATTCGTCGTGAATAGCACAATACGGGCTTTGGCCTTCTCCAGGACGACCAATCAGCTTCTTAAAGAAACTCAAGCCAGATTCTCGATAGATTGCCGACGCCGCCACCGTAACGCCAAAAGTGCGCTTGAACCCCGCGGCCCGCTCCGCCATTGCTTTTGCTGGCCGAAAGACCTCGTCTGCTTGAGCCTCCGACGTCGCGCCACAATACACCTCGCTACCAGGTTCCGCCTCGATGGTTAGCATGCCCAGGCCAATCGCCGCGGCCAAGAAAGTCTTGCCATTCTTCCGCGGCACAAAAACAAAGGCCCGCCGAAATCGGCGGAGCCCATCTAAAACCTCAAAGCCAAACAGATTGACTATCAAAAAGCTCTGCCACGGCTCAAGCCGCAATAACTTGCCAGACCACCGGCCTTTTACGTGCGGCAAGAGCTCAATGAACTCGCAAAACCGCTCCGCCCTGTCCTTGTTAAAACGGAGATCGTCCCGTTCCAAGTCGGCCAAAAAACGCTGACAAGCCAGCCGTACCATCCTGGACGCTGGCTGCTTCCCCGCTACTACTGCCTCTGCGTACTTTATCGCAGACCGACAGTGCGGGTGTACCTTGCGCTTTCTTATCTCCCGCATAGCTACAGCATACTAAACGAAACAGCAGGGCCGTCTCCCGCAAGCTCAAGCTCTGTGCCGTCATGTCGACTAGACGCACGACCGGCCGCAGAAGGCGTCAGACCAACCTCGGCTAGCAGACTCTGCAAGTGCCGCTGCGCCTCGTTTCGAGCCCGAACAGCTGGGTGCAACGTCGCAACGCCACCACGACCCTCAACTGTATAACCTTCCTGCTCGATGCGCTCCGTCAGCACCTCTATCTCATACATCCGCGCAGCGGCCAAGGCGATCACGGCAGAGTACGAGGCAGAGTCATATCCAAAATGCCGCACCAACTCGCGCACCTTGCGAAAGTATCGCTTCGCCTGGTCCGGGAGCCACGGAGGAACCTCAGCAGGCTCCAGCAACGTCACGCTAGCCGTCGTCCCACGACACTTCTGCAACGTGCCACGAGCCTCTTTTACCACGTCCGGAAGTCTCTTCTTCGGCATATCATCATTCCCCCCTTGCAGTCTTCGCTGTGTGACACGCAACACACAGCGCCTGCCAGTTGTCCTCGTCCCAAAACAAACCGACATCTCCGCGGTGCGGTATAATGTGGTCAACAACCAACGCCGGACGCACAATACCACGGTCCAGGCACAAGACACAAAGCGGGTGGTCTCGTAGATACTCCTCTCTAGCCTCCCGCCACTTGCGGCCATACCCCCGAGCCGCAGCAGAACCACGCCTTGCGTCCAGGCGCGCCTTCCTGGCCTTCAGCCTGGCCGCCTGCTGCTCCTCCCACCAAGCTTCATGCAACTCACAAAAACCGCTTTTCCGTTGGGTGAGCGCATTACAACCAAATTTTCGACAAACACGCCACGGGCGGTCCGGCACAACACACCTCCAATTACGTGCTATCAGTATGATGTCATTCAAAAAACATGTCAACAACCGCGGCAAACTTCTCCTTGACATTGAAAAATTTTTACACACGGCCAGAACTGCACGCGCAAAAAAGTGGGAGGGGCGGGACGGTCTCCGGCAAGGTAGCAAACTTTTTGCCCCCGTATGCCGGGCGTGTTACTTTGTTGGTGTGAAGTGTTACGCTATCGGTATGCTGGGCGTGTTACTTTGTTGGTGTGAAGTGTTACGCTATCGGTATGCTGGGCGTGTTACTTTGTTGGTGTGAAGTGTTACGCCAGTCTAGGTGTCAACAAAAATTTTCCAAAAAAAAACTACAAAATTTTTCTTGACACGCAGCAGGCAGTGGATAAAAGGAAGCCAACAAGAGGGCGACATGGTGTCGCTCGAAAAAAAAAAAAAAAAAAAAAAAAAAAAAAAAAAAAAAAAAAAAAAAAAAAAAAAAAAAAAAAAAAAAAAAAAAAAAAAAAAAAAAAAGAAAAAACCTAGGAGGGTGCAATGAAAACGATCGTTAACATCCCCACCCCCATCGACTCGCGTAAGAAGTCATGGGCGAAGACGCTTACGGGCATCGATGTCACGAAGACCAATGGGTACGCCTTCGCGGGCGATTGGGTGCGCCGCGGAGAACGCGCCGAACTGCCGGTTGGCTCTTTGGTGATGCTATACGATGAGCCTGGCAGCGTCAAAAACTGGTATCCGCTCGTGCGCGTGATGCGCGTTGAGGAGGATGGCACGCTGCATGAGGTGCTTTCCTACGAGGGCGAGGTCGGCGAGCGGTCATGGGCGCTTGCGGTCCGGGATAAGACCGCTGCCATCCTGGCCGAAGCACAGGGGCAGGAACCCGAGGAGGGAAACCCGCTGGCTAGCTTTTCCGACGAGGAATTGATCGCCGAACTTAAGCGGCGCGGCGCGTTGTAAATATTCGGAACAAACACCAACGGGTGCTGGCGGCAAGCGCATCAGGAAAACACTTGGTGCGCTTTTGTTTTTGCGTGCCTTGGCGCTCCATGGTGGGCCTTGGCGCTCCATGGTGGGCCTTGGCGCTCCATGGTGGGCCTTGGCGCTCCATGGTGGGCCTTGGCGCTCCATGGTGGGCCTTGGCGCTCCATGGTGGGCCTTGGC